CCGGCCTCCCCCCTCGAAGTTCCTCCTAAATTTGGACCTCTTTTACTCTGTATATCTCAAAAAAGTCAAAAAAAAAACAGGACCAGAAAGATAGACCCGAAAAATAAGTGTTCGTCCGGCGAACACATATCGGGCATGAAGGGGAGGGGATCCCCAGAGAAGGGGATCCGAACATGGGCGATCATTAAATTTGGGCGCGTTTTGCTATGGGTACAGTTCTTTTGAGATCTAGGTATTTTGTGGGTAAAATCTAGGTATTATCTAGGTTAAATCTAGGTATTATATAGGGAAAAGTCCCGCTCAGGTTGGGGATACAGGGCCAGGTATCAGGCCGGGAGGACAGGGGAATAAGTGATCGCTCGCGCGCGAAATATGATCGTTTCGATCTTGGATCCCAGTGAGCCACTAGGGTGCGCGTTTGTAGCGCGCCTTGCGATCGCTTTTCTCGCCTGCCTCTATTGCGGGCGAACACTTTTGCTCTGGACAATCTAGGACTCGCCTCCCCAGGGAGAACTCGCCTCCCGAAATCCGCCTCCCCCGCGCGTCCCAGGTCCACAGGGGCGCTGGACCCCCCGCGGGGGGTAGGCTGGTCCGGGTGGGCAGAACCAGCGTTTTTCCTAATGATTTCGCGTGTTTTGGCGCTTGCATTGAGCGGAGCGTTTTGGTATTCTCTTGGTGCGGGAATTAACCCGCAGCTAGTGAGAGGTTCTGGACATGGCAAAAAAGACCGCGAAAACGACCGAGACCGAAAACGCAGTAGTGGCCGAAACGGCCAAGGAGACAGCAGTGGATACCAACGAAACCGCAGTGGTCGACGCACCCGCAACCGCACCCGTGAACGACGGCACCCGTGAGGTCATTCCGGCCAGCACGGTCTACAATCTGACCGACGAGGCCATTCAGGCCGCGATCGAGGCCGGTGACATCGCGGCCAGCGACGAGGCCGTTGATGTCACCATCAAGGCCGATTCCTCGCCAACCAAGAAAGACGAAAAGCAGCCGTATCACAAGCTGGTCGCTATCACTTGGGAGGGTATGGTTCTGCTCTCCGGCGGCAAGGCGGAACCGGCGCACCCGAGGGGGGACAGCAAGGTCGACCAGCGCACCGAGGCCGAATCGGCCAAGGGTGCGCCGGACCACTTCAACTACGGTCTCGACCTTGAGGTCAAGCGTATGTTGCGGCGCCAGCTTGAGGTCGAGATTTCTGGCCCGGCCAAGGTGATCGAAAAGACCGCGAAAATGCTTTTCGACCAGAAGATGTTCGGCTCGCTCGACCTTGCCCGCGAGCACGTGCGGACCATGCGGACGGCGGCAGGCCTCGACATCTAGGACCAGCGTGTCGCTGGTCGCCATTGCCATCTTCCTAGGCGTGGCGGTTCTGGACTACTGGATACGCCAGCCATAGGGACACCCTCTGACCCGACCACAACATACTGTGGTCGGGTCATTTTTTTGTCCCGGGGTGTCAATTTTTTGACGCAACCATAATATTCTGGACCCACAAGCTGTGGTATCCCCGCCCCTCCCGGTCCACCACCTGTGGTGGTCCCATATGCCGGGACCGGGGGGTGGTACCAAAATCGTATCTGATTTTCTATCCTAAATTCACATCCAGAAAAGGGTCCCATATTTGACACCTTATCCTGGTAGAATTGCACCAAATCAGAAAATGTTCGCCCCGCGAACACTTCCAAACCTCCAAAATCCTTAAGGATTCCGCTATTGACACGATTCCCGCTTTCGAGGTAAGATCGCGCGCGAGGGGCAATCCAGATTCCAACGTGGGTCCCATACACGGGTCAAAATGTACATAGACGAAGATGAAGCTCAGAGGCGAATCACCACAGAGGAGAATCTCCTGAACCGCCTCGGGAGGGGTAGGGATAGGAATGAAAGCGAGATAGAAATTCCGCCCATCCCATCCTTCGACCTGGACGACATCCTTGCGATTTCTGACCCCTTGACCACGATGGATGAGGGAGAAGCTCCCAAAGAAACGCGCGCGAAGGAGCTCTCCTCGAACCGCTTGAGCAGATTGCTGAACATGGACCCTTCCTACGCTGGCTCTGGTACGAAGAATCTCCACCGTGACACCCAGGCCGCCGTCGGAGTCGCAGCAGGAATACTTGGGACCACGAAAGCCGCGAGAATCGGGGATGTCGCGACCTCCCAGGCCCACTCATACGCGCGCGGATACACTGGTCCGGTTGACCTCGTGAATCCTGAAAAGAGTCCTAAGGAGGAACTTCAGGCCAAGATTATAGAGGGCCATGGAATCATCGTCGACAAGTGCTTCTCCCGCCTCTTGAAGTCCCTTGACCTCCTCAGCGACGAAAAGCTCGAGAAGGTTCAGAAGGCCACCGACCTCACCCTCGTAGCGAAGAATCTCTCCTCCATCATCGGACACGCCGCTGCCGCTACCCAGGACCACGTTGAGGTCCAAGAGAAATCCGTGCACTTCCACATCATGAAGCCAGAGATGGCGACCGATGCGGAGTACAAGACCATCGAGCTCTCCTCTGAGAAAGAGGAAATGGTCTGGCGCGAAAAGATCGACATCTCCTAATCAAATTCCGGAACAGGATCAAATGGAACCACTATCCTACGATAATTTTGAAACGCGCGCACCGATGCGAGGGAAAGTAAGAAAACTCCTCGAGGGTTTCGGATTCATCGCTGGGGACGACGGCCTGGATTACTTCTTCCATTGGACGGGACTCCAGCAGACGACTAAGGAATTCAAGGAGCTCAAACTCCTGGATCGCGTAGAGGGTCTGGTCGTGGATGGCCAGAAGGGTCCGCGCTTGATCGAAGTCAGAGTCATCGACGACCGACCTCCCTCCCACCCGTCGAAACAGAATCAGAAATAGGAGTCGAATCATGCCCATTGACAAGCCCTATGCGTATCACCGACCCTCCGACGCGGGACTCGAAAAGATCAACGCGCTCCGAGCCATCTTCAGCGAGGTTGAGAAGCTGATGCGGGAGGTTTGCCCGCAGAGTCGTCACCTCTCTCACGCGATCACTTGCAACGAAACGACGGCAATGTGGGCGATCAAAGCCGTCGTGTTCAACGACCCCGAGAGCAAGGTGGCAAAATGAGCTACCAATATTTCGACCAGGTTCAGCGCGCGCACACCGAGCTTGTCGCAGAGGGCAAGATTCGCCACCGCTACAACATGGAAGAAGTGGAGCAGGACAAGGGACTCCTCACCCGGCGCGCGGCCTACTACGTGAATCGGGAGAACAACGCCTCCCACGGGTTGCTGGAGAAGGACTACGGCAACCAGTCGATGGGCTTTTCGGTCGATATTATCATCGCGCGCGACGGCACTTATTGGGATATTGCCACCGACAACGGCGGGATGGCGATGCCCTCGAACGGTGGTCCGAGCGGTCCTGACCCGGAGCTTGCGGCTCGCTGGTCTTATCCCACCGCGGAACTCGCTCAAGTGGACGAGGGCGGAGGCGGATTGCCCGGTTCTCCTACCCCACCCAACGTCATCGCGGACAATACCGAGATCCTGGAAAAGCTTGACCAGATTCTCGAAGTTCTCAAAGAGGCCGATACTCAGCAGGCTTCTGACACCGCCGCAATCATCGCGCGCTCCGACTTCAACACCGAGCGAATCATCGACCGAATCAACACAGTTGTCGAGAACGCCGAAGATTCCGGCAAGAAGCTCCTAGTTCTATGGATGGCGGCCCGGGGGGAGACGCCTCCAGACGGAGGAGATGGGGGAGGAGGAGGAGAAGAAGAGCCACCAACTCAGATGCTTCTCCTTCTCCTCAAGCTCCTTGGTGCCCTGCAACCTGATAAGAAAGGGTAGCGATGGATCTTTCATCGATGTACGGAAATCTCCTGCAGAATCGACAGCAGATGCAGGGCCAGCAGGGTCCGATGCAGCCACAGGGTCCGCAGCCACCGCCTCAGTGGAACACGCCTGGATCCCAGATGGCGCCTGGACCTCCCGGTGGTGCTCCTCTGCCTCCTCAGGGTCCGGACATGCAACAGTTCATGCAGAATCGGATGCGCATGGACCAGATGAGAGGCGCGATGGGTTCACCGGGGGTGGGTCCAGGAATGGGGATGCCTCCGGGTGGCGATGAGCAGATGCAGCAGAACATGCAAATGCAGAGGTTGCAACAGATGCAACCCAGAGGGATGCCGCCGGGTGGTCCACAAGGTCCAGGGATGCAGGGAGGGCCCCCGCCCATGGGTCCGCCTCCTGGGATGCAGCCCCGACCCAGTGGGCCACCCCAAGGCATGGGATTCGGCCATCCTCAGGGTCCACCGATGCAAGGCCCGATGGGGATGAATGGAGCTCCTCCTCAAGGTCCGCCTCCCATGAATCGGATGCAGGGTCCGAACCCACAGGACCGTAATCAGATGATGGGTCGGATGCAGATGAGACAGAAGCTCCAACAGCAGCAACCTCCTCCAGGACCGGGGATGTAAATGCCGAAAGCATCTAAGAACCTCATGGCAGCCGCGCTCCACGGTGGTCTGACCAGCAAGCCCAGGATTCCGGCGGACGCCGCGCTGGAGAACTTTGACGTCACCCCAAAGGCGAAGTCGAACAAGAAGTCGAGCTTCGCAAAGCACATGGCAAACGTGAAAAAGCACAAGAAAGGATAGGTGATGGAACTCAATCCGCGACCCACGCCGCCAACGTCTCCGCCTCATATTCCATCGGCTCCGGACGGCCCACGTTTCGGGAATCTGCCACGTCCCGGTGGCAAGTCGGTGGCTCCCCTCATGACTCCCGAGGAGATTGCCGCTGCGGATGAAGCCGAAAAAGCAGCTCAGCTCCAGGACATGGAGGACGCCAAGGCAGAGGAGCAGGAGAGCAACACGGCGATGGCGGCTCTCGAGGGAGCGTTTGTCCCGAACGGAATCTTCCGTCATCGTGGAGTCGGGCCGCTCATCTACGAGACCAAGAGAGGCCTCCTCAAGGTCTTTTCTGGTGATCTCGTCTGTCATCTCGTGGGTATCACGAATCCTTCTGCTCCTCCGGAGGAGTGGATCCTGGATGACGAATACATTGCGGTCTCTGAAGCGACCCTGACGGCGCTCCTGTTCACCGTCGAGCCCCGCTTGTTCCCGGACCTGCTCGAGTATCGGGCGATTCGGATCGGCGAGGAGAGACGTGCGGCGGCTGCGGCTCCTCCTCCTGTTCTCGAGGGTACGAGCGCGCGCAAGGGCGACCCGTCGAGGCCAGGAAAGCCCGACAATGAACTTCCTGGTCGTCCGGCCAAGCCGAATCCAACGCCTCCCAGACCCGAGCCCAAGTGATTTCAGTCACCGGTAGATACGAGAAGCTCTGGAAGCCGCATGACAAGCAAATCGAGTTCATTCGGCTCCCGTTCTCTATCTTCGAGGCGCTTTACGGGGGAGCAGCAGGAGGAGGCAAGTCAGAGCTTCTCCTTATGCTTCCCATCCTCTATGGATTCCACGATGTGCCTGGATTCCACGGAGTTGTTTTTCGTCAGACCTTCCCGCAGCTAGAAGAATCGCTCATTCCTCGCTCTCATGGGTTCTATAAGCCCCTGGGTGCAACGTACAATGATACGAAACACGTTTGGACCTTTCCCTCCGGGGCGAGAATTAGACTCTCTTATCTCGAAACTGAGCGAGATGCCAGAGAGCATGATACGGCTGAATATCACTACGCTGGATTCGACGAACTCACCGCGTTCCTGGAATTTGTATACCGATACATTACGTCTCGGGTCCGATCTACGCTCGATAACGTCCCAGCTCTCGTCCGTACGGCAACGAATCCAGGGAATATCGGGCACGTGTGGGTTCGGAATCGATTTGTAGCTCCGGCTCCTGAAGGTGGCGTCAGGTTATACGACAAATACACGGACTCATACAGATTCTTCGTTCGAGCCAAACTCACAGACAACCCGTACCTGATGGAGAAGGACCCCGGTTACATCAACCGGCTCCGTATCCTTCCCGAGGCAGAACAGCGAGCTAAGATAGATGGTGACTGGTGGGTATTTTCTGGACAGGTCTTCGGTGAGTGGCGGGACCCATACATTGGCGCTCCATTCCATGGAGAACCTGAGCGGGCATGTCACGTTATTCCAGACTTCGTTCCGCCAGCATGGTGGCCTCGCGTTATTTCTGCAGACTGGGGTTATACTGCTAAGACATGGGTTGGATGGGGAGCCGTATCCCCGGACGGTAGGCTCTTTCTCTATCGTGAGTACGTTCGTGAAAAGACTACCATCGAGGAGTGGGGTGCCGATGTTCGACGTATTTCCCAGTTTGAACTAGAGAACTTGGGTGCGGCGACGTTGGATCCCTCAGCCTGGGGACATCGTGGGGAACAAAAGACCCTAGCGGAGCAGATTTCAGCGGCGACTGGGATCCGCTTTGAACCAGCAGACAACGACCGAATCGGTGGCAAACTCCTGATGCACGAAATGCTCAGGTGGAAGAATCGGCCTCCGAGATACGTGCCAGAAGAAGGATTCCTCGAAGATACGGCACAGCGAGTCCTCAGGATGAACGGTACGGACGCTTACAACGAGTACATTAAGATGTTCCAGCCGGAACCACCGGAACAGAACATCCCAAAGCTCCAAGTTTGTCGCTCGTGCACCAGTTTTCGTGAGGCGATTCCGGCTTGCATCTACGACCAAAAGGACGGAAAGAATACTGAGGACGTAGCTGAGTTTGACGGTGACGACCCCTACGACGGAGGGCGTTATCTCATCAAAACCTACTCCCGTTACATCAAAGAGTCGAACAAAAAGCACGAGAAACAGACAGAATTGGGTGCAATCATACAGCGGCTCTCAGACACGAACGATTACAACACGTTTCACCACCAAATGCACCAGTTCGAGCACAAGTATCTTAGACCAAAAACGTCCCTTCATCGTTCTAGGTTCAGGAGGGGACGAAATGTGGTTCAGTAAGTTCTTTTCGGCCCCTTTTGAGGCCCGTATTTCGTCTTTGGAAGCTGTAAATGAGCTATTGCGGGACGATAACGAAGCTCTGCGGTCCCGTTTGCGTGAATTTGAGGCCGACGACCGGGAAATTCGGCGATCCTTATACACCAAAGCCGGTTTACTCTCTGCTCCCGAGAAGAAACGTGACCCAGAATCGGAACTCAAGCCAATCAAGAAGGTCACACCTCCTTGGCATGTCCAGGCGGCCAAGTTGGAGGTGGATTCTAGGGAGAGATATTGGAAAAAGGTTATCGAGGATAGGGAGGCTCTTGAAACACGCGTTTCTGGAGGCGTAAAGACCGAATCGGAGCAGATCGCAGAGGATGTTGAGGAAATGAGCCGATAATGTTCCCACCTGCCACCCAAGACCCTTCTCAGGCGATGCTTCCTGATCAGGGACTGATGCTTCCTCCGGACCCTGCGGACAATGAGGCTCTAGCTCTCACTCCGGACCCTCTTGAGACTGAGCCCATTCAGGAGGATCATTTCTGCGACTCAGATGAGGCGAAGTGGCTCTCCGAAATTATCGACCACCTCGAAAAGCACGATAAATACGCGCGCGACGCCCAAATCAAGAAATATCGCAAGCAAATGCTCTACTGGGATAACGTCCAGTATATCTGGTGGAGCGATATGGCGTTCGATTGGCGCACTCCGGATCAAGTCCGTGACGAGGATCCCGGAAACAACCTGGACCCAGCTCTCTACGCCAAAATCATCAACATCTATCGCGCGTATGGTGAGGTCATCATCGCTGCGATGTCGACTGCCCTTCCTACCGTTCCATTCGTACCGGATAACGCTGAGAATCCCGACGACATTTCGACCGCGAAAGCCTACACGAAGATTGGGATGCTCATCCAGAAGCACAACTTCGCTGAGCTCCTCTTTATGAAGGCGCTCTATATCCTGTATAATCAAGGGGTGGTTTTTGGATACAACGAAAATCGGGCCTCAGGTAAATACGGGACTTACGAGAAACCTGTCGTTTCCGAGGTCAACGTCGTCACTCGTGAGTATTACTGTGCGAACTGTGGATACTCCCTTGGCGCTGACGAGATTTCTGCCAATCCTCCAGGAGCGCCTCTCACAGCTCCCGTAGGTGGCCTGCCTCCGTTTGGAGAGGAGGAGCCAAATCCAGGAAACAATCCGTCTCCACCTAGCCCGTTTCCTCCTGCTAATCCCGCGGAACCGCCAAATCCGTCGATGCCCCCGGCTGCGAAGAACGCGATTGGCGTCCAGCAGTGTCCACAGTGCGGCTACGAGAACATGCCGGAGTCTGACGACTTCGAGGAAATCATCGACCGCATTACCGGCTACGAGAAGGTTCCGAAGGCGCGCGAGTGCTTGGAGGTCTACGGGCCTCTGAACGTGAAGATTTCGCCGTGGGCTACGAAGAAAGAGGATCTTCCCTACCTCATCCTCGAAACTGAGGAGCATTACGCGAAGCTCCAGGACATCTACCCAGAAATAGCGGAGAGGATTCAGCCTCTCATGGACCTTGATTCATTTGATCGTTCAATGCGAACGAACCAGATGTATAAGGGTGACGTCGCTACTGACCTCTGTACGACCCGGAGATGCTGGTTGGCTCCGTGGTCGTTCAACATTCTCGGCGTCGGCGTTCGAGATGACGACATCGCGACCCTGAAGGAAATGTATCCTAATGGGTGTTACGTGGTCGTCATCAACAAGGACCTAGTCGTAGAGGGCGTTCCGGATTTGCTCTCCGACCATTGGACCATGACCGAGCACCCGCTCGCCGAGAGCCTCCATGCAGAAAGTGTCGGAAGTGCGGTAATACCAATACAGGACATGACAAACGAGGGCTGGAATCTCACCCTCGAAGGTATCGAGTTCGGGATTCCAGAGCTTTATGCGGATCCTGACGTTCTTGATTTCGATGCTTACAGTCGATCAGAGGCTAGACCTGGTCAGGTTTCTCCTGCAAAAGCGCCCGCAGGACAAAATCTTAGCTCGGGATTTTTCGAAGCTAAGACCTCGTCAATTTCGCAGGAGATTGATAAATTCCTTAATCGGCTTGAAAGAGTCGGACAGTTTGTGTCAGGCGCTCTACCGACGGTCTTTGGTGGATCCATCTCAGGAGGTTCTGGCACCGCCAAAGAATACGAGATGAGTCGCGCGCAAGCCCTCCAACGGCTCCAGATTACCTGGAAGGTTGTGAAAATTTGGTGGGCGCAGATGCTCTCCAAATCGGTTCGGAGTTTTGCAATCAACATGCTCGAGGATGAGAAGTACGTTGAAAAGAGAGGCTCGACCTACATCAACGTGTGGATTCGCAAGACCCATCTCATCGGCAAGGTTGGAGAGGTTGAACCGGACGTAAACGAGAGTTTCCCAATCTCCTGGGCTGCAAAAAGGGATATGATCCTGAATCTGTTCCAGAGCGGCAATGAGGATGTGATGAACGTCCTCCGCCATCCTGAGAACGCGGGTCTTGTTGCGATGATTATCGGCGTTCCTGAGCTCTACATTCCGGGTGACGACGACAGAAACAAGCAGCTCATTGAGATTGGTGAGCTAATTCAGGCTGAGCCGATTATGCCTCCTCAGGGCATGATGGGACCGAATGGACAGCCTGCACAGCCTGAGTCAACGGTTCCAATCAATCCGACTCTCGATAACAACGAAATCGAGATGACGACGTGTCAGGCGTGGCTCAAGTCAGAAATCGGCCTCCAATACAAGAAAGAAAATCCCGGCGCGTACATGAACGTCATGCTCCACATGGAAGCGCACCAGCAGGTCGTGCAGCAGCAACAGATGCAGGAGCAGATGATGCAGGCTCAACAGAATGGGCCTCCTCCAAACGAGAAAAAGCCTAAGGGCCAGAATAACGCGACTCAGGGAGGTAGCTAATGCCTACTCAACAGATTCCACAAGGAGTCCCCACGACTCTCCTCCAGAATGAGGTCGCGGCGCTCCCGACGAACAACTGCTTCGTTTTCTCCTCAGCTGCCATCGACGCCTCCGTGGATGGTACAACCTGGGGTGCGCTCGCCGGAGCGAATACGACCGGGATTCAGACTGGCGCGCGCTTTGTCCGTTGCACGACCTCCGGTGTAACCGTCTCTGCCAAAAGGACGTAGGAGCCCATGACTCTTAATCTGATTCCGTTTTTCTCCCCCGATGATGCCTCCGGTTCTGGTGGTGATGGCGATTTCGCTCAGGACATGGATGTTCTCAATTCTGATGCTGAAGCTCCAGCCGAGGACCTTGAGGAGCCGTTAGATGAGCCAGACAAAGACGTCACCACCGTCGGCGAGGATATCGAGGAGGATGAAGCTCCCCCTGACGAGGAGGAGGATGAAAAGGAAGAGCAGGAACCCGAGCCGAGTATTCCTGGTCGTCCATCCATCAAAGCGATAAAGAAGGAATTTCCTGAAGTTTTCAAGAAGTTCCCGGTTCTCAAGTCCTCCCTCTTTCGGGACGCCGAGTTCTCCAAGCACTTCACGAATCCCGAGGAGGCTGGAGAAGCTGCGGTCAAGGCTGAGAACTACGATCAGCTCGAACAGTCTCTGGTAGCTGGGACTCCCGAACTTCTGATGCGGGAGCTTCATGCGAACAATCCTCGCGCGTTTGAGAAGGTGGTCGAAAACTGGCTCCCACAGCTCCGGCAGCTGGACGAGAAAGCCTACATCTCCGTTACCGAGCCAATCATCGAGGAGCTCATCTTCCTTGCGTATAAACACGCGGAACGTATCGGCGACAAGAACCTCGGGATGTCGGCCCGTCACCTGGCGAATTTCGTCTTTGCTAACGGTGGAGAAATCCCCGACATTGCGAAGAAGCGTGGTGCAGCTCCGAATCCGGCTGAACTCCAGCTCCAGCAGGAACGGCAGGAGTGGGCTACGACTCGGTTTAGGGAGGCCGACGGAGAAATATTTGGTCGTGTCACCGGCTCGCTAGACCGATTTCTCCGGAACGGACTGGATCCTTCCGGAACAATGACGGAGCGGATGAAGGCCTCCATCGTAACTGATGTCATCAACGAGGCCAATCAGCTTCTACTCAAGGATCAATCCCACGGTCGGAGGATGTCCGCACTGTGGAAACGCGCTCATCAAGACTCGTACTCGGGCCAGAGCAAAGAGAGCATCGTATCCACCTATCTCTCGGGTGTAAAACCTCTGCTCCGAGACCTCCGAAACCGAATCCGTGCTGAATACCTCGGGCAGAAGCGTCGGGATAATCCTGACGAACAAATTGCCAGAGGTCCACAAAAGAAACGACCGTTTGAGGGATCTTCCCGCAGGGTTGACGTGCGTCGTGAAAGGGCAACGGTTCTCGATCCGAAGAAAATCGACTATGCCCGAACAAGCGACGCCGACATTCTCTCCGGCAAGGTTACTCTGAAAGGTCGATGACGGAGACTTAAATGGCTTTCACAGAGACTCAGGTAGTCGCTGCGGAGCTCGAAGTCGTCCAGTCGAAGGTTCCCGTTCTGTTCGACCGTGACTCGCTGTTCTACGGCAACGTGGAAAAGCGGGAGGCCGAAAAGGTTTCCAACAGGGATATGCGCGTCCCGATGGAGATTCGGCCCGGTGGCAGGTTCGGTTACTTCTCGCCTGACGGCGGCGACCTCGGACGTGGCGATGGTCAGTCGTTCGAAAAGGCGCTCGTTTCTACCGTCCACCTCAAGCACGGTGTTGAGTGGCAGAAGCGTGCACAGTGGGCGACTGATGATACTCGCAAGAGTGTCGTCAACGCCTTCCGGCAGCTTCTGGCAAAGGCGATGGCTGAGTTCCGTCGCCAGGTTGACTCCTCGCTGATGACCGGTGGTGACGGAGCCATCGCGACGATCACGAGCGTGTCAACAACGGGTGGTCAGGACACCTACACCTGCACGACGGACGGTTTCGGAGTCCGCCTCCTTCGGTACGGCCAGTACGTTTCGGTTTATCCTGCCAACTTCTCAGCAGCCCGAGTGATCACGCCCTCGGCAGGAGCGGCTCTTGTCGGTACAGCGGCGCAGATTGACCTCGTGGACCCGGGCACCAAGACGTTCCGTCTCAAGGGCGCTGCAACGTCTCCTATCGCTGGAGACCGAATCGTCATTGAAGGGCTTGCCGGTGCGAATCCGGTTGCTCTCCTTGGCGTTCCGTATCACCACAACAACGCCTCTACCGGAACCTGGCTCGGCCTCGACCGTGCACAGTTTCCCGAGATCAGGTCGAATCGTGTTGCGGCCTCTGGTCCTCTTGCTCTTGCACATGCACGACTGGCTCTGAACCGCATCGGGGATCGTATCGGTCTGGACAACGGCACCAAGGTTCAGGCGTGGATGCATCCCTGCCAGGTTCAGGCGTACGAGGAACTGGGTCAGCTTGCTCAGGTCGTCAATCGTGACGGCGGAGGCAAGTCTCAGGCTCTCGACCTCTACTTCGATGTGCAGCAGCTTGCGGGTGCTCCTATCCGTCGGAGCTACTCGTGGGACAAGACGCGCATCGACTTCATCGTCAACGAGGTCTGGGGACGCGCGGAAATGAATCCTCCCGGATTCTACGAAGAGGAAGGCCGTCGCCTCTTCGAGCTTCGCGGACCTTCGGGTGGTGTTGCAACCGCGACGATCTTCTACATCGTGGCGAGCTTCAACACGTTCGTCAACAACCCGGCGGCGACGTCTTACATCGACTCTCTGTCGGTTCCAGCGGGTTACTAATCTATGAGCAGCCACAGTTCGGTGCTTGTTGTTCACCTCAACAAAAAGCTCGCGGACCGTGGCCGCTCTCTCGATGGTCGCCCAATCTGGAGAATCGTCTGGTCAACTTCTCAGAGGGAGATGCGACGTGGAAAGTTCTCGGACTTCTACGGAACCATCTTCCTCCGAGAGGTTGAAGAAGTTAGGAGCGTACCGAAATACTGGTACAATCCCGATAGGTGGGTATTGGAACGACTCACATTCCTTCCTCCCAATGCAGCCATTCATAAGGAGCTGTTGTCTCAGACTTCGGTACTCGATATTCAGGCTCCGGTCTACAATGGAACCTACGAGCCCATCTACGTATTCGAGGACAAAGACAAGAATCCTCTCCCGCTTGTGGAGTTCGTTCTGGACGCGATTATGTTTTCTCTGGAGTTCGGAGAAAGGGTAAAGCTCACAGACTCCGATTTCAGGGATGAGTACTTCAAGGCTACCGACCTGGAGGCCGAATACTTCGAGGAGCAGATTCAGGACACGGGTCGGTCGGCTTTGTTTGCTGGTGGTAACACAGTAGCTCACGAATCCTCCAAAACCTACGTTGAAAGGGTGAAGCCAGATGCCATCGTCTCAGCCTCGAAGTAATGACATTTCGACGGTCATTTCGATTCTGCCGTATCCACTTGTCGAGCACAAGCCTGGACTTGTTCCAAGCACGTTCAGCATCCCATATACTCCTCCCGGTGACTTCACGCTCTTCAACGTCGAGAGGTGTGTTCACACTGTATATCTCGACGATAACCGTCCGCGGCTCATTGTGCCTGACCCTTCTGATGTCGTTGCGAATTCCATCGTCAACGATCACAAGAGCGCGATGGTTTGCTACGAGCACGGAATCGCCGAGCCCGGCCTTGGATGGGTCTGGGGCGAGTATCTCAACAATCCCGACGGCAAGAAGGCGTTTGCTGCTGCTAACGCTGAGATGTTGAGAGACATCACCGCGAAGCAGGTCGAGTGGTATAA